CGTTCCAATAGGTAAATATGGCACTGTAGCAAATAATTATCATTGTGTTGCAGGTGTACCAGCAGCGACACCTACAACAATTTATATATCTGCTGTTGGTTCGTCTGGGACGTTTCCTGGCGATCCAGCACCCAATGATGCTATTAGTATTGATGTTGGTGCGTATGCTCCACAAGGCGCAGCGGCAATTCGTGGCTTAGGTGGATATCGTAATTTTCTTATTGTATTCTTTCAGGGCCAATCACTACTTGTAACATTGGGGAACTATGATGCAAATGGCGTGCACAAGCCACAATTTCCAGATACATTGCCTAAATTTGGGCTTCTTGGCCATCGTTGCGTTGTTGCTGTTGAGCACGATTTAATATTTACAGGACTTGACGGTTACAGTGATGGAAAGCGTAACTTATTTTCAGGACTTATTACTAGCGATCATGTTAGTGATAGGATCGAACCTTTATATCGGTTTATTACTGGTAACCTTACTGACGCACAGCAGCAAAATCAGTGCTTTCTTGTGCATGATCCTTTGTGGCATGACACTATCTTGTTTAATCCATCTGGTAGATATTTCGTACATACAGGAAGCGAGAACTTACATTATAGTTCGTGGAGTGAGTACAGTTTCCCAACTAATTGGACATGCGCATGTACTTCATTTCTAGGACGATTGTTTTACGCGAGTGGCACACGTATTTTTCAGCATGGTAATGCTGTGTTTATAAATGAGAACTACACAGCAGATCGTATGAATGATCGTGACGGTAATTGGCAAATCAGCCATGCTTATGTTGTTAATAATATAGAACGAGATACAGCAACTGGCGAATCATATACTTGTTCAGTTAATCATACAAGTGGTACAGGTACATTTGCTGCTGATCGTGTTGCGCATCCGACATTCTGGTCAAAATATGTAGGCTTGCCTATTGCATTTGAGATGGAATTACCATGGCTTAGCGGCCGTGATATAATGAAAGTTAAACAGTTGCGGTATGTAAGTGTTGGTACTGTAGGAACGTCCGAGTTTTTATTAGATGCGTATGTAGACGGTATGTATAAGGATGATGCTGGTGTTGTGCGATTCGATCCAGCTTTATCCTTTGCGCTTATAGGTGGTAGTATTAATGGGTTTGGGTTTGACGCTGGACCATTTGGTGGTGGCCGGCGAGCAGACGATCCTAGACTATGGAACTATCCATTAAAATTCAAATTACTGAAATTACGTTTTACAGGCTCAACAACAAAAACGTTACAAATATTGTCGGTATCGTTTTTGTATGCTCGTGGTAAATATAAACGTTAATTTGACTCAAACAAGGAGCATGTGAAGTGACTACAACATTTACTACCAATCTTAGGTTTCCAAAGCCTGACTTTCTATCTGAACCTTGGCAGCAGCCAATTTTAGACACATTTGACGCAGTAGACAAGGCTATATTTGCTCTTTATGCGTCGTTAGGAGTTACTGTTTGGGCAAATTCAACTGTATTTATAAACAACGCACTTGCGTTTGACTCAGCTGATGGGTCTGTATGGCGTTGTCTAATTGCTCATACAAGTGCCATATCCCCTACAACATTCTCAGCTGATCGTATTGCACATCCAACATTTTGGACTTCTGTTAGTTTCATTACACCTGTTGGGCCAGCAGGCCAACGCGGCAATACTGTTTTATCAGGAAGTGGTGTGCCAAGTAACGTTACAGGGCAAATAGCAGGTGATTTTTATATTGATACCGTTAGCCATTTTCTATATGGTCCACTTATTGCGCCTAATACGTGGGGTGCAGGAACTAATCTAGTTGGACCATCAGGTAGTGGTAGTGGTGATGTCGTTCATACAAGACAGGTGCTGGCTGGTGGGTTGTTGACCGGTGGCGGAGATTTGTCTGCTGATCGTACGATAACAGCAACAGAAGCATCATTAGCACAGGCTCAGACAGGTACAGATCACACAACAGTAATGACTCCTGGGCGTGTGAGTGATGCTATTACTGCTTTGGCTGGAAATGTATTCACGACACGTACAATATCTGCTGGTGGTATTGCAACAGGTGGCGGAGATTTGTCTGCTAATAGAACGATTACTGTTACGAAATCAACGAATGGACAAGCTGTTGCTGGTACTGACGATACGACAGCAATGACACCGTTACGTGTTGCTGATGCCATTACTGCACTTTCTCCTTCAGCCTTCCCAGATGCTCCACAAGGTAGACTAACGTTAACAAGCGTAACGCCTGTTATGACTTCGACAGTCAGTGGCGCTAATACTGTGTATTACACACCATATAAAGGACAAGCCGTACCACTTTTTAATGGTACAACAACAATAATGACAGATACAGGCGGCGAGTTATCTCAACTAACTACTGATTCAACTAAATCGCCTACAGCAGTTGCAGCTAGCTCATGTTACGATATGTTTGTATGGAATGATAGTGGCACAATACGCTGTACACGTGGCGCTGCATGGAGTAATCAGACAGCGCGCGGCTATACACTATCGCGTCAGAAAGGCATATTAACCAATCCAGCAACGATCACTAATGGGCCAGCAGCTAATCGTGGAACATACGTTGGCACTATTGCATCAAACGGATCAAGTTTGATTGATTGGATTTACGGCGGCTCAGCGTCAGGTGGTACTGCTGCATTCTTTGGTGTTTGGAATGCATTCAATCGTGTAGACATATTCACTGAGGTTATTGATAGCGGAACAGGATACACATACACAACAGCAACAACACGCAGCGCAAATAATAGTGTTGGTAACCGTATTAGTTTCGTTAGCGGGTTTCCAGAAGATGGAATGGAAGCACATTACCATCAAAGAATTGCAACATTAGCAGCCGCTGGTGCGCAGTTTGACATAGGACTTGGATTTGATTCAACTGCTGGGTTCAATACAGGAGCGGTTTCTTCTGTAATTTCTGTAAATGCACAGGTTACAACTGCATATGCTGACGCTGTGCTTTATAGAGGCGGTCAGACTGGTCTGCATTTCTTTCAAGCACTTGAGCGAGGTGATGGAACAAATGCCAACAATGTTAACGGAACACAAGCAGCAAAGCTATGTGGTCGCTTTCTAATGTGAGTCAAATTCCATGTCGGCCAAAACACAAAAGACACATATACGTGCTTACGAGACCAAAGACATTCCGTATATGGTCGAGCAAGCATGTATTCATATACCAACACTGCCAAGCTATGCACATATCAAGCCAATTCCAGAACGGTTGCATCAATGGTTAGCTAACAATGTCAACAATAATGGCTATTGGATGACTCATTTATTAGTCACGGACAAGGACGAGATTGTAGGCTGTATTAGTGCATACTGTTCCATGTGTGTGTTTTCATTTGACATGATAACGAACGACTCGTTTATGTTCATACTTCCTGAATGGCGTACGTTGCCAAATGCTATTAAGTTGATGCGTACATATCGTGATTGGGCAATTGCCCGTAAGGCAACAGTTGTAAGTGCCACAACCACAGGAGGATATCGAGCAGAACCTATGGGCAGGATGATCGAACGTGAAGGATTTGTTCAAGTAGGTACTGTGTTTCACTTCAAACCAGGAGCAAGATAATGTCTGCACCAGCACCACCTCCCGATCACTCATTGGAAGTTGAACAAATGCGTGAGCAAGAGGCACAACGAGCACAGCAGCAAGCTGATGCAAAGATTGCACAAGACAAAGCTGATCTGTTGGCGTTGCGAACCAGTTCCGCAGCATCTGGAGCGACCTCAGCCAAGAACTACTTTACACAGCAAGGACTTGATCCTACTGATGCTACTTATGGAATTGACTCACAAATCGCGGCAATTCTCGCTGGAATTTCGCCAACTGATCCAAATCCAGGCGCAGCGTTTGCTAATGCTGGTCAGCAGATATTCCAGGCTGATACAACGGCAGGGCAAACTAAAGCAGGCCGTCAACTTGATCAGTTATTTCCTGGCAACTTCGAGACATCACGTGTTAACATGGGGACACTTGACCCATTCTTGACTGGCATCGATACAGAGCAACGCAATACTGCTGATGCCATTATTCAAAACATGCTTGCTCGTGGTGTAATTACACCTGCTGGTCAGACAGCTGCTGAATCTGAATTGACTCGACAAGATCCTGGAGTCATGGCGAAACTGAAAGAAATCGGTACAGGAACAGTTGCGACTGAGCAGCAGGCACTACGTGACATTGCAAACAAAGGTCGTACGAATGCACAGACACTCAAGCTTGGTACATCATTTGATCCGCAGACGTATGGTACAGAAGCTGATCAGAACTTCACAGACTTCATTAACAACTTAGGCACTACACTTCGAGGTAAGGTCGGGTCGGCAAATCTGTTCAATACAACAGGACTTGCAGCAATTGCAGGTGCTGGCCAAGGTGCTCAAAACTTGGCATATGATCCGGCTGCGCAGGCTGGTATCATTGATCCGAATAAGCAATCTAAACCAACAAGTACAGCTACGTCATCGGTATTCTAAATGTCTGCGCCGAATGAGCCTCTTGGTGGTCTTTTTGGCAACCGAAAGACCATCTATCCGCCAGCGCCTGCGGGTTATAAATATGCTGACGTGAATGTTCCGCAGGCGCCTCCTGGGTACAGCGTTGCGAAAATGTCTGATATTGTTCGGTCGGGTGGAGGCGTTGCTGGAGGCGCAACAGGTGGTACTCGGCAACGCGATATGTTCAATACACATACTCCAGAAGGTATCAAAGAGCGTGCATCAGAGGCTAATCGACTGCAACAGAAATTTCAAGAGTTGCGTATGTTAGGAAATCCTAACTATAAGCCTCGTGGTGGTCGGTTTGACTCAAATGCGACTGGAGTCGATCCGAACAAAGTGATTAATTCACCTGATCTACCAGCGGTGCTAGCGTTATTGAAGCGGTACGAAGGTGGCGATCCTGTTCTGGAGTCGTCGACGTTACGCGCACCTGAGAACGCTGTGCCGATACCAGCTCCTGGGAAGATGTCGCAGATACTAGCTGCTCAACGTAAAGGTAATGCACTTGGCAATGATGTTCAAAAGGCGCTGGAGAAACTGCGGCCAATTCTTGGGCAGAATACACCATCGTCAGCGGCACCTGATAGTCCTGGCCCTATGCAGTCTCAGCCTCTTCCTGGTTTACCTGCTGGCGATGCTCCGCTGAGCGATGATATTCAATCCAAATTGGAAATGCGTCAGCCAACATCAGCAGCGCCATCACGTAGCATGATGCCAGAAGTGTTACAAGAAATGTGGCGTAACTTAACCGCACCTCCTGGGCCAGCATTCGATCCAAGCAAAGTTGATTTAGGCTTGCAGAAATACGATCCGTTGCCAGAGACTGACGAGGACGGAGAAAAATAACATGGCAAGGCATAGAGAACTTGACGAACTGGCTGGCTATGCTCGAATGCTTCATACGATGGCACCGAATCAGTATACACCTTCGGTACAGCGATCGAATACAGACTTAACTACAATTTTACAAAGAATGATGCAACAAGACTCACGAGAACTTGAGCGCTTTTCATTGCCATACGGGCCTGCTATCAACACTGATCCGCACAAGAATATTGTAGACCCTGAAAACTTAGGCAATTGGCCATATAAAGACGATATCGAACTAGATCGTGAAGCTTCACAGAACGAGGGCTAAATCATGGCTGAAATGTTGCTAGGTTTGGCAGGACCATTGATTGGTGGTGCTCTTTCAGCATCGGCTGCTGGTCAATCTGCGCTGATCCAAATGATGGCATTACAGCAGGCGCGTAAGCAAGCTGATGACCAGATGCGTATGGCGTCTGCCACACGTACTGACGCATATGGCAATCAGCAACATTACAATTCTGCGACCAACACATGGGAAAGCATACTTACACCAACACAAAAGCAGATTGTTGGTGGCGGTGAGCAGGAACAATTAAAGCAGTTGACTATCGATGCACCACGCAACCGCCGTATTCTTGAAGAAGCGCGTCAACGTGGTATCGAAGCTATTCCTGATTACAATAAAGCGCTAGCGGGATTCCGTTATGATGAAGCGCCTAGTCGTGCGGCTGACGAAGACAAACTTGCATCACTGTTGTCGCTACAAACCCAAGATGCGGCTGGTAAGCAGACACAGGATGTAAGCCGAACACTGCTTCGCCAAGGTCGTGGTGCTGATTTGCCTAATATATTGAAGGCTGCCGATGATGCACAGGGCCGGAACATTGGTGGCAATTTAGTAAAGGCATATGAAGCGTCAATACCGCAATATCAACAAGATGTGCAAGCACGTCAATCACGATATTTGCCTGTATTGAAACAGTTGCAAGAAACTATGGCTGGTGGTGGTAGCGCCCCTCCAAGATTTTCTACAACACCGCAGGAATTGAACGCTTTACAGAGCCAGCAAGCGCAGCTTGTACAGTCGGCTCTGGCTAGCGGTGGACAAGGCGTCAATGCTGCATTCCAGGGACTCGCTAAGAGCATTGGTGACACTGGACCGGATTTGAAAGGCATTGCATCGTTGCTTAGTGCCGTGAAAGGCAAACAGTCGAACACACCACAGTACGGCCTTGTGCCGAATCAGCTAGATAACACTAATACTTCCAGTGCTGGATTTGATGATAGCCAAGGCACTGATTACAGCAATGTCTTTAGTGACTTTTGAGTCAAAGGAGCAAGACAATGGCACGGAACGATGAACTAGACTCGTTATCAAACTCGATGGCATCGCCACGGCAATCATCAGATATGCGGCCGCAAGTGCTTGGTAAGATGATGGCATCTTCACCAAGTGGTGCTATTACTGAAACACCAGGAGGACAGTTCCGTGTCAATGACCTCAATCCGTCGAATGGCACTCAGAACTTCGGGACTAGCGCCACACATGCGCAGGCGCTTAAGCACCTACGCGCCATTGAATACTTCAAACATGGAGGCACACGATGACAATGCAAGGACAAGCACCGGCTCCGGGGGGACTTCCGCCACAGTTAGCTCAATTGTTACAGGGGCTGCCCCCACAAGTTATGCAAATGATTATGCAAGTGGCTCAGCAGAATCCAGGACTCGTACAACAGGTAATGCAAAACCCGTCAATGATTCCACAGATTCTTGCTAAAATGATGGGTGGGGGAGCCGGCGGCGGTCCATCTATGGCGCCCATGCCACAAGGTGGACCGCCGCAAGGTGTACCTCAGAATGTTCCAGGTGCAGCGCCGCCTTCAACTGCTGACGAGTTGGAGACTGCATCGAACACTATGGGTGCCAAGCCTCCATATTAATTTGACTCAAACAGGTGCATCATGTCCTTGGATGATTCATATGACACTGATCAAGAATATGTTCCGTTACAGGAAGCCGTATCAGATGACCAAGTGCCGTTGATGCACCTAATACAGCTTGCGACGCCTTCTGGAACTGAACCAGGAGCGACTATTGGACTATCTCCTGATGCAGTTCAGATAGCTCAGGGGCCAGTCGAGCCGTATCAGCATCTTGAAAGTCGCGGCAATGGCCTTAATACACATAATCTCAATTCCACGTTTGCTGATCGTTTATCGCGTGCGATCCTTGATGCGGAAGCGCAGACTGGAGAACGTGCGGTACTTCGTGATTTGTACCGTCCGCCGGAGCGTCAAGCACAATACTATGCAAATTACACTCAACGCCCCATCACGTTCGGGGGCGTTACATATCAACCTGGGGAACGTGGTGGTTTGGCGGCGCCGCCAGGGCAAAGTCGTCATGGGCAAGGACAAGCAGCTGATATTCAACGGGGGGCGGTTCTTGACTATCTCCATAGCAACGCGGACAAATACGGCCTTGAGTTCTTGAAAGGAGCATCCTATGCACGTGATCCAGTCCATATTCAACTATCTGGAAGTGGTAACGGCAATCGGCCTAATCTTCCTGCTTCTGTATCTATGGACGCTACTGCCAGAGAGTTGGAAGCGCTCTCCCAAACACCGGCAAGGCAACCATTACGACTTACAGTCACGCCTCGCGAAGGAACAGGCATTGCTGCAGGAGGCGAAGGACCACTTCCGTACGATGTCCAACCCGTACCAGAACCCGATCAAAGAGACGAATCGCAAAGACTTGACGAACTTCTGAATGAAGTACAAGCATTACAACAGCCTGACAAGCGTGCTGCACAACAGTTTCAGCAGGTTACTCAACAACCGTCTATAAACGAACTTCAAGCCCTATCCTTGCCTGTACCAGAGCCGCAGCCTGCTGGGCAGCCTAATTATGGCATTCCGGTTGTGAGTCAAACACCACTAATTGTAACAGGTGCAGATGGTCAGCCACAGACTATATCCGCAGAAGCCGCATTACAAAATCCTGCCATTGGTATGACTAAGGGTGCTGGTCTCGCTCCTGAGTTGTTGCAACAGGTTCAGCAAGGTACTGCTCCTGTATATAGTGGTGAGGACATTGCGTCTATGACACATGGGCCTGCTGGTCCTAGCACATATATTCAGCCTCACGGTTTTACTGAACGTGCTGCGGTAGGTGTTGCAGGTATTCCATACGCGATAACCAAAATGCCTTACAATATGGTCAAAGGTGCACACGATTTGTACCAAAGTGCTATGCAGACGCCTCCTGGACAGCTTGAAGTTGATCCAGAGCAAGCTGGTGCTGGCTTCTTTCAAGGACTGGGCATGACTGGTGTACGATTTCCATTTGTTAAACCTGGAGAACTTGGTGCAACTGGTGGTGGTAGACTTGGACCGATTGGACAACGCCCGCCCTCACCTGCTGCAATGCCACCGACACAACCACCACCGGCTGCTGGACACAACATGCCTCCTGGGCCGGTACCACCTGTGACACCCAATGCTACGGCGCCAACAGCTATGCGTCCTAGTGTTATTGATTATTTGCGTACAGGCGATGATCAAAGTGCTGGCTTTATTAGATTTGCTAATCGTGCTGGAGCGCATCCGCAAGCTATTAATGAGTTACGTGATTCGTTTCGTGTAAACACTGGAGCAGCGTCACAAACTTTTGCAGAAGGTGCTGCTACGCTAGGTCGTGCTGAACTGCCGGGAATGGCATTCAGTGTACCTCATGCCTTGCCTGAGTTGCGCCCATTGATACAGGCAAGTAGATTAGGTTCTGAAGGCTTTAGTAAATACATGTTTGCATTAGATACAGCAGATGAAATCAATATGGCATATAATGCCATGACACAAAGGCAACGTGCTGCATTGCCTGGACCAATTACAGTACGTGGACTTGATCTACAAACTGCACAGAATGTAGCTCGTGCATATGAAGCGGCTGATCCTAGTCTGTTACAGATGCGTCAAGTATATCGTGAGAATATGATGGAATTGGCACGCTTCCGTGGTGATGGTGAATATGCTACTATGACACCTAAGGAGGTTGCTGACTTCAATTCCATGAATCCAAACTATGTGCCATGGCGTGCACCTGTATCAGGTTCGACACGTGTCAAAGCATCGAACAGAAGCGACGCAAACAACATAGCTGTTCGTGGAGACCCAATCGATCAGGCACTGTACGATATTACTTACGGTACACGTGGCCGGTTAAATAATGAAGCTAAAGGTTTGGGTGTGGATACGATCTTACGTACACCTAATGGCCAGCGCATTCTTCGCCGTGTGACACCGGAGGAATTGAGTCAAAATGCAGATTGGCGACGCCGGTCTGTAGACTTTAAACGTCGAGGTGAAACTGAGCATTATGTAGCTGAGTCACAAATTGTAGCTGACTGGCTCAAGATGGACCCGTATGGACGTATGGGAATGCTTGGTGACATTACAAACACAGGAAGAAACTGGTTCCAATTCTATACGACTGGCCCGGGTAATCCAGCATTCCCGCCAATTGATATGCTTCGCAATCTGTGGATATCTCAGGCCAGCGTGACTGCATTAGGTAAAGGCTATCGCAATCCAACAGCATTTAACATAATAGGTGCTCTTCGTGGTAAAGATGTTGCATTTGGTCCAGGCTCACTTCCATACGCATATGCGTCGCAGCTTATTCCTGAATTAGCCAATGGCATGTCTAAAGGACTTGAAACTGCTGCTGGCGGTTTCCTTGGACGTGCATTCGGCAGGCAAAATCTATTGGGGTTGTCTGATGCTCTTGCACACGCTTACACTAATTCACTTCGGTTCCGTGTCCAGGGTATGGGTGGATATGCGGGTAGTCGCGGTAAGAATTTAGCTGAGGATGTTTGGTCGGCTAACAATCGTATAGATCAGTATCTCAAAAGTGCAGCAGGTAATACAATTCCCGGTAGGCTTGCTGGACGTGTGTTTAAGGCTTATATGGCTCATCAAGATATGATTCACGACAATACAAACTTTGCGTTTATGCAGCGTCGTGGTAATTTGCAACGGGCAGGATCATTGCAAGAGTTGGCAATGGATGCCCGTGATTTGACAGGTAACCCACGAACAGCAGGACGATATACAACACCGACAGGTAAACCTATACGATTTGATGTAGGACCAGCAAGCCAGGGCAGTTTGACTCAAATGGGTAGACGGATTGCTGCACCAATTGCTGAGACATATCTTGCTGCCAATGAGCTAGGGCGTGCCGGTGTTCCATGGTACAATATGACGCAACAGGGCATTAAGAATCAAGCATCTGGACTGCTTCCATATCCTGGGCTACGTCGTGGACTGCGTGAACAGGGTGCAGCATATCTAAAGAACCCTGCGGAGTTTATTGGGCGTTCATGGTTGCTTCACATGATGCCAATCGCTGGTCTGTATTTCTATGCATCATCACTTGGCAAAGATCCAAATGGTACGTCATATGTTGATCATATGATGAATCGCCGTGACCCTGGTCGTCAAGGCATGTATGCTTATATTCCATTACCAGGAAGAGCTGCCGAGGATGGCATCGAATTACCTGTGCATCAGGAAGGTGTGTTCTTTAAGATGATGATGGAAGCATTTTTGCATCATACTTACGGAGATCAGAAATTTGTCAATCAGTCCATGATGCAGGACTTTCAATCTGCTGCTACTACATTTCTGGATGTAGCAATTATGCCTCCAATGAATCCTATTATCAGTGCAGCGTTTGCCGCAGCAGGACAATCACCACCAGCAAATTTTGGATATTTTCTACCTGGAGGAATGTTAGGCAACTTATCTGGTATTGGTGGTGAAGTGTACACACGCAAACAAAGTCCGTATGATCAGAATGCAGCAATGCCAAGTACGCTGGAAGGCACTGTGCGTGCAATAGCGCCAACGATTGCGGATTATATTGGCAAAGGCTATGCAGCATATACACATACGAATCAGGAAATGGATAGTGCAGTAAAGAATGGATTTAAGGAAGCTGGAAGAGCAATTATTAAACGCACGCCAATTATGCGTGACATTGCTGATATGCATTCCAATATATCTGGTAATACGCTAGCCAGCAGACAAGCATTTGAGCGGGACAAGGAGATTAATCAGCTTGCATCGTTCTGGAAACAATATGGTGCAACTGGTAAGGAGCGAATCACGAAAGATCGACCATCGAGTAAATCCGGTGATGCTGCTGCTACGGCTGCTGTAGGAGAGCATATGCCTCCAGAATCTATGGGGCTAGATCAACCGCCGCCAACGAATCCATTATATCTTCAATTCATGCAACAGGTTTATAATGCAACCAAACACGATTCGGACAGGACTGGCGGATCAGGCTACCGCTCAATATGGGATCGCTATCGTGAAACGACCAAAGATATCGCAGCGATGCGCAACATTGACTATGGCAATATGGTAACATGGCAACAGAGCATGGATGCTCGACCAACTACACTTGATTATTTGAAGCGTAACAATATTGACCCACACAATCCATATGCTGTACGAAACTTCATTGAGCGGAAGCGTCAGAACATATTAAAAGAGATCAATACTAAGATCAATCAGGTGGAAAGTACAATAGGATACAAGCTAAAGGACTTGCATCCGTATCATTTACCAGGGGCAACGCCTGTAGCAGAAGACATTGCACCCTGGAACACACCACTGTGATTTGAGTCAAACGCCAGGATCGTCTTCCGTATGACGTCCAAACATTGCTAGCGCAAGTAGGTATGCTATGAACAGTAGCATACCTGCCCATTCGTAGTTGTGTGTCAGTTCATAAATCCAGTCATCCATGTTTTACTCCTTTGCGATAAGGCTTATGACTCCAATGTATACAATTAGGATTAGTAGTGCTGTCAGTGCTATAGATGGATCCCAATGCTGTAACATGTGATTCACTCCTGTTTGACTCACTTCTGGTCAAGTAGTTTCTCACCCTTTGCGTCAGGAATTTTTAGCATGTGAGAATTATATCGTCTCCACATAATTAGCCTTGTTTCCATACGTATTGCAGCAGCAATTTGCTCTGCATCAGCATTGTGTTCCTTTAGCCTCGCGACGTATCCGCTGTGAGGATCACGAAACATTTCGCTGAACACTGTATCCTTTGCCAGAAACACAACCCATTGATCATCGGGTACGATTGTACCATCCTTCACTTTATGAATGACACCTGTGAACTTCGCATCTAGTTTTTCTTTTCGATATTGCTCGTTGCTCGCCATTGTATAACTCCATTAGGTAGAATGAACTTCTGGACCTTCCGTTCAGCAGCCAGCGACATCAGAAAGGCAATGACATCGCTTTCGTCGACCTTGCCGTTAGCTCTAACTATGATTGCTGACTGACGACGGCCTTGCGTACCGCCTTCAATCAGATACTTAGTTATGGAGACTTGCCAATCTGAGGACATTTGGTGTTATCCTGTATCTGCTTTAGCTGTATCAAAAAATCCCTAACAGCATCTTGTTGTTTCCAGGTTAGTATTCTTGCATCTCCGTCATTGAATGCTTCAATGAAATAGTCAAGGCTGTTTGACTCACACACGGTGCAGGAACCTTTCATTGATTGTTTGACGGTGTATTAGTCCATCGACCTGGACGCTTAGACATGCAGTACTGCGTACGTTGCTATACATTCCTGTAAGCACGGTACCTGTGCGCCATTTCTTTCCCGGAACACGTATGATTACACGATCACCACGCTTGAATTTGGTGCTGGGTATTCTTATTGCGCCTTTTATGTTCTGTGTACTAGACATGGACTACCTCCATATTGGACCAGCGATGCAGCCCTTTTGGGTCAGCTACGAACCGTTTCGTTTTATCGTCCCACGCAGATGGATACGAAATCTTGCATTCAGCAGCGATAGATAATGGCTCAGCCTTGCGGCGGCTCCAAGCGTCCTGTATCCATATGGGACTCTCAGCATACTTCTTAAGAATACTAAGTGCAGTCTTAGCATAGCGACTTTTAACTTCAACCAGACCCACAAGATTATCATGTACGTTAATTGCAACACGAGCGTACCCTTTTGGCCAGTCATCATCTTCCTCCGCTTGATACCATGTCTGCACAACTTTGTCGCCAATTGTACTCTGTGGATAGAACGCTATGACAGACTTTGCAACTTCTTCATCTACTGGCTGCAACACACGGAACCTACGGCCAAGTGCATTGTACATGGTCCGTGTCTTCTTGAACATATATTCTTCTTGCTCCCACCAGTGCATCAGTTCAGGTGTGATCTGGTGGTACAATATGAATGCGTGTGCCGCTCGATGATACGGTAATTCCGTTACTTCGGAGAGCCTAAATCGCTCCATCCGGTAATTGAGCCCATGACGGCACCTTTTGGCAATGTACCGAATTGTAGGCTGATTATCTTCTGTCCAATCTTTAATTGGTACATCGTCATATGGAACCTTGAACATTTCGCTAGCAAGCGCTCGATGGCAGTCATATTTGCCATCCTTCCTGGCTTGTGCAAACTGTTGACGCCACTTAGATATATCGGCCCTGAATGAAACCACTTGGGCCTCAGCCTGTGCCAAGTCATAATATATATATTCGCAACCAGGATCACTAACGAAGAACCCTCTGGCTCGCATGGGTTGATTTTGGATATTACCCCCTTCACCATTGATAAGCTCACTAGACGATAACCGTCCGGGAGCGTTCTGCACTCCATACTGTTTGAAATCAAAACGGTAGCGTCCATCATCTGACTCCTTTGCCGCTGCATATGTGCTGCGGAACTTATCCTCTTTCTTCCATCTATCCAATGCGACAAGCATTTCCTTTTCGATCGCTCGCGTCTTGGCATGTTTCAGAATGTGATTGCGATTGGTCTTGTCTGTAGATTTGCCATGGCCCTGTAGATCAAGCCGCTCGAAAAACAACTCTTTCATTTGTGGCCATGATGCGGGATTTGGATTGTACCATTCGTCGTCGGTCGCTTCGTGGACCAATCGATGGAACTCATTTTCCATTGTCGCAACATCTTTATCTATTTCCAAAGAGATCGCAGCCTTGACAGACTGATCGACCGCGAGGCCATGTACCGTCGCCTCAACCAAATGGGGTTGCGCACGCATGACATGATCAAAGAAGAATTTGCTGAGATTTTGTTCTTCCAACTCGGCCAGAATTCGATGCCCGACATGATATGTAACTGCTGCGTCTTTGCCATTGTACACCCAAAACTCATTAATATCCCCACCTTCTTTCCAGTAGTCACCTTCGTCCTTATAATACGGATGTGTCGTATACTGCGAAGTGAGATACCCAAGGTCATGCGGTAATTGGGGATACAAAGTATGGTGACCCAACAAAGTATCAAGCCATACCTTGAGTTCAAACCAGTCACGTAGTCGTAGCCAGTACGCATCGAATGACCCTCTCTGTGCTATTATCTTGTGTGAGTCACACAGCTTCTGAATTGCCAACCAAAGATCGCATTCCTGCGACAAGCTAAATCGATTACGATTAGCGTCACGCCAATTGACACATATAGCGCGATGACCATTATTAGCCAAACCGATGCAAGCCGTCTCGTCGTTGAGACCCTCAATATCCAATGCAACAGGTTTGCTACTACGCTGTAAATCACTAATGTACGCCATAGCGTCGCGGTATGACGGGTTGATAATAACATCAACTTTGTGTGGTTTGAACACATTGCGATTCACCAGATCAATCTTCTTGCAATCCATCGCAAAAGTAATACCTGCTTTCGGTTCCCTTAGCGGGTATGCAGGGTTGTTTGCGCAAATAGCTTTTCCCAACTTCCCATTTGGAAGTTTTACGTCCAGGACAGAGCCACGCCACTTGCCTATACCTTCTTCGCCAGTTAATGCAGTCAAGGCGTAATTGCCAAGCAGGACTACAGTATCCAATTCTGGCAATTGCTCTAGTTCCCATATTAGCATATCCTCCCATTGCGCCAATTCGTTCGGATGTATCTTGTTCTTTGAGTCAGGGTCTAGCTGCGAACTTAATTGCCTTTTACAAACGTTAGTAGAATAAACGCTATCAGCGCCAAGGCCATAGCGACCCACAGTTTTCCACAAAAGCTGGCCAGACTGTCCGACGAAAGGACGCTTCTTACGAACCTCCGCAGGGCCAGGACCTTCCCCAATAAATGCGATCCTGGAATCCAAAGGTCCGCTAGATATAACTTGCACCTCAAGACCTTGCGTCTCGGCCATTGCATGGAACTGACTTTCTAATGTTTCTCTGTCAATGAGATAGCGAGTTTCTCGATTTGCTGTTTGAGCCATGGCACGCCTTTGCTGTTCATTATCGAGTAGTCCGGATCAGGAATCGCAAACGGGTATACTCGTTCAATGCGATCTCGATCCATGCGCACTAATACATATTGTCCTAGTTCACGTAAATCTGTTATGTTTGTACCGTCATCTACAATCACGTACTCTGGCGGTTGTGTGTATCGTTTTATTCGAGACGCTAGTAATCTTCCTAGAACGCCAGGACCATATGCGAACCGCATGTGTTGACTTTGTAGCTGAATAAAGGTGCGTGGTGTTTTGTATAATAACTCGTATATTGGCTCGTCCATTGGCCTGATCGATATCTTCTGTGCGAACAGTGTATCGAGGTACTGCTTCATCGGATATTCGAAACTTTCCAGCACTGTGGTGTATCCGTGTTCGCGTATTAGTGATACGAGTAGTGTGGCAGAGGTCGTTTTCCCTGACAAAGAAGGCCCAGTAAATACAATGTATCTGGTCATGGTTCGCCACGATCTGACCACTCCGCAAACCACGCATTGATGTCTGCCTTCATTTCAGTGCAGACTTTTGGATCATCAAGTGCCGCAGCCATCCATTTTCCTAGATTCTCGGACGCCTTACGCAATGCTTTCCCATTTGACTCAAACATAGCTTTGCACTCGGCATGGCCCTTTGCATAACCACGTGCATACAAACGGTGTCTAGTTGGCAGATTATCTAACGTCATCATTTCCTCCTATGGCCTGTTTCCCGTATTGAAGTGCTCCCGCACCTGCATAATTGCATGTGCAAGATCGTTCATTTCCTTGAACAGATCAACCAAATTGTCATACTTGATACCTGTTTTTGGATCAGTAGGATTCTCGCCGAAGCGCCTGAGCTTACATATGGCTATGGTCACCTCACAACCTTCTTCAATTAAGCGATCGAGTTTGCCTTCAAGAGTAACCGGAAGTAAATCGGAGCGCATCATTTCCTCCCATGACCAGTCTCACGACGCAACGACAAATTCATCGCTCTACGATCGGCTATGACGAGCACTTTATGTTTAGCTCTAGTCACAGCCGTATAGAAGTTATTCCTGTTTAACATCCACACGTTTTGCCGACTTATACAGTAGATAATGCTTTCGAACTCTGAACCCTGTGCTTTGTGTGTAGTAATAGCATAGCCTAACTCCAGTTGCTTTCGCGGATCGTAATTGATCATAGTGTGTAAGAACGAGTTGTACGTTCTCAGTCTCGGGGGTACTTCTAATGCGCGGCCGTCTACTGTCCTTAGCCATAACGTACCATCCTCTTTATCGACTTTCGTGATACGACCTATCTCACCATTGAACATACGCAGCGCATAGTCATTATGTATCCACAGGAACTTGTCATTTGGCCTTACGACAAGTTCTGCTTCCTTATCGTCAAACCGTGGGAGTCGAATGAGATTCGCCCCTTTGTTAATCTTGACTTGAATTGATGGATTGACTCTTGAAGTTCCAGTGCTTCCCTTTCGGACAGGCATGATAATTTGGTGATCGTCGTCTCCGTATTCTGGGTGCTCCTGTACATACTTGACAAGATGAAGTACAGGATTATCGGCGTACACAATATCAAAACGATCGTTGCGAACAGGAATACGACCGTGAAGGATACGATAAGCATTAGATACAATAGCATCTTGTGACCTATAGTTGTATGTTAGAGTTACAGATGGAAACTTACTAAGGACTGTTCGGAAAGGTGGATCACCTTCCTCCACTGGCAAAAGTTGATTGTTATCACCAAAGAAACGTATAACGCCGTCTCGTCGCAGCGCGTTAATAAGGTAACGGTGTAACTCAGGCCCAACCATGGACGATTCATCCACGATAATAACCTGCTCATCGAATCGATTTGTACTGTCACGCCGAGGCTCATTTGGATTTACCTCTTCACCATCATCGACATCGTCAGGTTGGGGAAATTCGAGCAACTTGTGTATGGTCTTAGCTTTAATACCTGTAAGTTCTTGTATACGCTTTGCGGCACGGCCTGTCGGAGCGCAGAGTGCGACACTGTATCCAGCAACCATGAGTTGCCTGCACACGCGGCCAAGTACAAGCGTCTTTCCGACACCAGCGCCTCCAGTGATGCCGACAATTCGCTGGGTAAGATCGGTACAGAGATCGATGGCATGTTCCTGCTCCGTCGATAGGTATTGAACCTGTTCCGTTTGCATTTATGTATCTACCTCTTGAGTCAAACACGAAGTCATTTTTGCCTCCGTATGTAGTCAGCGTATTCAATTCCAGGTGGACTAAATGGACTAAATTCTGGCTGCATTACATGATGGTCCCGCTCCTGAACATTGTCATTCTCTAATGCAACCGTCAAACGGTACACCATGGCATTAGGGTCTGACTCAGTTTCCATGTCATTGGTGCGTATTGTAACTGTCACAGCAGGTACATTACCGAACATGACACGGTTCCAGAACTCTGGTCCCTTGTCCGAGAACAAATCTCCTGGCGCGAGATACCGTTCCTCGATCTTTGTAGCTATGACTCGTGCTCTGATCTGTGTCATGCTGCCTCTGATTCTGCCACTACTATTCTGGCTGCTTGTACCACAACCGTTCGTACAAACTGCGCCTGAGACATCTTGAGTGCCTTCGCTGCCCTGGCTATGTCTCGTTTGTCCTGTACCCTGATCCTGACAAGCAATCCATCCGATCCATGGATGATGAATTTATCAAGATCGACTTTGACTGTAGGCATCTTAGGGATCACTTCGTATCTCTCGCTCCAACTTGTCATCATCTTCTTCCTCTTGCAATCGGATCGTATTAAGCAATCCGATTAGGTTGTGGTACGTGTCTGCATCACGACATTCTGACTTGATCATATCTATGATTTCATCTGCTATGTCTAGCTTAAGCTGCTCGGTCATTTCAGCAAACCTGCGATCAAGACTACGGTTGATCGCGTCAATCAATGCTCGTTTCAACAGTTCTAGTTCCATCTTGTGCACTCCTGGTTGGTGCCGTGTGAGTCAAATGGCTCACACGGCATTGTGTTAGTTAACGTCGAGCGCGACGAGGTGCTCGGGTAGTCGTTGTGGCTTCCGGCTCCGGCTCCGGCTCCGGTTCAGCTTGCCTTCCACGTCCACGTGATGTCTGAGCCGGTTCCGGATCATCTGCCGGTTCGACGGACTGAACCTGTGCATTCCACTCACCCGAATTTGGGTTCTTGGAATGCTTGACTTTCAGTCTTGCAGTACAACCCATCCAATCATTCGGGTCGATCGTGGTCGTGTTTGAGTCAAGCCCAATCGCTTCCACGAATTTCCGGAGATTGAACAGAGCCCGGCGGTCGCCCTTCGACGGCTTGATCTGACGATTCCAATAAAGGGTACAGCCTTCCTCAAAGTCGTCACGCATATCGGCGGGAATATCGTCCGGCGGAATCTGAAACTTCACAGCGTAGTACTGGTTTCCTTTCTGACTATTCTGAACCTGTACATCGACAATCTCACCCGTGTAATTACCAGCGGGAAGTTCTGGCGGCTTCTCGACTTCACCAAGCGTCTCTTCCAATTCGATGACATCCAATTCGTCATCGTTCTGTTGCGTGTCACGTGCCATTATGGCTTCTCCTTGCGGCGAGGTGGCGCCTGTGTTTGTACTGCCCACCACCTTGGGATTGTTGCGTCGTGTTCTATGTTTGACTCATACCGTCAGCACGGTCGCCAGTCGTGCCTTCATGTGCTTTGGTAGGCTCGGGCAGTGGATCATATTCAGGATATAGCGCATATGCAGCAGCGAGCACTTCCACATCATCCAAATTTATCCGAATATTATGCAAACGTGCTACCTCACACATAAAAAACGCACCTGCGATGAATGCATTGATCTCAGCACGGCGCATTTGAGTCACACGCGGTAACTTAGTCTGTGCATTCTTCGAGAACGTATGCTGTGCCACAATCTCGTCATCGGTGCCCATTAGTTGCTACTCCTGCCGAGTATGCGATCAATGCCGTCTTGCTGCAATCCGTATTCGATTGCCGTTCGTTCTGGTACAGAGCCTGCGTTACCACATGTTTCACAAGCCAATGGATGCCTACCCGTACCTTTGCAGTCAGGGCACTGAACACGTAACGTTTGTCCATTGTACGTTGTCATTTGTCTTTCACCTTGTCTTGTGGAGGTACGATTTTCACCCAGTTGTTATCTTCCCATTCATCAAACCAACGTGCAATAGTCATTTGACCTTTTGCGTCATCAGGCTTGTCTGCATCGTACTCCAGCGTGAACTCAGGATTAAACTTGCCTGAGAACATGCGTGTTTTCATAGGCTTGCGCATTTTTGTTGGTCTAATAGCCAAATGTCTATTTCCATTACGATCTTGGTGCATCCACCAGATTTCAGATAGTCGCCACGAGAAACTGTTAACTAACTTGCCACCGAGCATGATCGAAATATGAGATATGACCTCTATACCATCTTGTTTAATAATTGTCGGATCATCCTCATGCGCTGTGATAATGATATGCACATTGTGCTTTGCTGTGACTTGTAGTAGTCCTTTGAGCACTTCGATCGTCACACCGTTCCGCCCACCATAAGCACTGAGTCCTGGTGTCTCAATTGTTGGGTAGAATCTATTCCCAGCGCCTACACCTTTGGCTATCACGTGAGTCAAAGCAAGTGCTGAAATGGCTGTCGCGCTATCGACTACCACAGTTTCGATATTGCGATACTGTGCCAGATACGCGTCAAGGCCAAATGGGTTCTCACTCTGTCCATGTTTGAACACCTCCGCAGCAGGCCGATCGAATAGTTTCATCACTTTCACGTCCGGTCTATGTTGCACAGATGTGTGTTCATTATCGCCAAATGAGATCCAAAGCTTATCACCGGGGGCTGTTGCTGCAAAAGTAGTCTTGCCACACGAAAAGCCTCCCCATAAAAGTACAGCCATACGTCCTGGTGTCTTTGCACCTTCTGTGATTTTGAATGGCCCAAGTTGATCGGGCGGATTGGATACATTGGATACCACTAACGTCGGCTTTTTCATAGGTGCGGTCCTAATTTGTATTTAGCGAGGGCGGCCTCTTCTCGCAAGGCGTCATAGGCGTAGCGAAGCATGACTCTCGCTGCGTCTTCGCGGCTGTCGTAAACGCCCAAAATATGATCGCCGATATGGATCGTCCAAAAGCCCGACCGCTTAGGGTGCGGAATGACTCCCATGGATATGACCTCTTCGTTTGCTGACTTCCATATCTTCTGCCATATTAGCTAGCTTTTCCAATGCTGTCGCTATGCGATCGATGTCGATCAGGAGTATCTCAACTAGGAACACGCCAGCAGTTATTTCTCCTCTTGGTCCCTTATAGCCGTCCAGAATCTGCGCAAACGCTTCCTCGATCGCTGCTCTGTTTGACTCGAATGGTGGAATTGTGTTGTTCATGTCAGGCTCCTTGTTTGTTATGTTCTTCTCTTGCAGCATCCGCAACACCGACCATCGGCTATGCAACATATCCAATTGGTGCATTTGGATAGGTCTCTTGTTACAGTTTCACCACTGATGTTGTATATGAAACCTCTATACTCATATAAGCTCGTTATCTTTAGCGAACCATTCTGGAACAGTAATCTGCCGGCTGCCTGTGTCAATCTCGCATATAGATTTTGGGACCCATTCGTCATTTCCGTTGATAACGAACAGGTAAGCGTTGTCGGTATCTGCTTCCGTTTTGTGTTGCTCATAGTCAATCTCCACAAGCTGAGGTTTTGCCATTTGCCCAACTCCATAACTTTGCTGCTGGCGTATCAATCTCCCGACTAACTTGATCTAGTTCACCCCATGTCATGATGCGTATCAGTCGCTTCATGTCAGGAATCGGTTCAATACGCATTGGTGGTTCAGGTGGCATTCTGTCTTTAACTGGTCTATAATCTTCCTCGTTTGACTCAAAGTCATCCATTGGACGACCACCGTCTCTAGCGACGTTGAGCCGAAGTGACTGTGGTAGTGGTACTAGATTCTTTGTCATTTTTTCGCCTCCTACGATAACGCAATAACATGTCAAGTTTGTGTTGTTCGTAGCTGCACTCGGGGCAGTACTTAATTTTACACTCCTTACCACACACAGCACACGTTGGCCTAGGCCGTCGCATCTAATCCTCCATTGCAGCCATTTCTGACGGACTCATACGTGCATCAATCATGTCATCCCATTGCTCCATCCGCCCCTCAAACGTGTCGCCGCAAAATGGTATGAGTGCGCACGGCCGAAAGTATCGATTGCATGAATGCGTATACCGCGGCGCGTACTCGTAATGGTCCTTATAGAACTCATACATATCGGCCGTATGCCTAAACCAGAACGCCCACCGTTCAAAATCCTCTGTCGTTCTACTTGGGTGAATGACCCAAATATCCTCGCCCCTGTTAGACGGCTTAACCTTAGAGCCCAATATCCGTGAGTGGAAAATATCAAAACCATACACTGAGGCTGCGGCAGCAAGATAGCCTGAAACCTGGTTCGATAGCTGGAACGAAGCCTTCCACCCGTCGTCAAGACGTGAAGCGGATTTGTTATCCTCAAGCGTATGGCGCGCTTTAGCAACATTGAATGTCAATCCGTCAAGCGTACCAATGAACCTGTACTGCTTACCGTCATCGTACGTGAGTATCGAATCGAACGTGTTTTCAATACCAACGACCGAATGCGAGTCATTTCGATCTTGTACATATATTGGCCAATTGTCCATCCGAGGGAGGATCTCTTCGATATAGACGATTGATGCGAGTTCCATGTTAGCGATCGTCCGATTCTTGTCATCCGGATTATCCTGCCAACCCCCGCTGCGTAATACCTCAGACGCCAGGACCATAAGCGACGTGCGCTCGTATCGCTCGGAGAGGCTTGCTTTCCAACATTTCCGCCATCGTTGTGAGTCAAATGTGTAGTCATGGTATGGTTTTTCCTCCTTCGGTCGCTCGAACAATCGTCTCGCTGTCATTGCGGCGTGGTCTGGTAATCGCTGCCGATGATGCACCTGCCATATACGCATCGCGGAGAAAACCTCGTGGAGCGCCGATCCCGCTTCCAATGCCATGGACCGGCTGCTCGTCTTGTATCGCTTCTGTGCTGACACCACTCCCCACGTCGGGCACATGTTGAGGTTCGTCAATCGACTGTTGCTGTACGGGTGCAACGTCCGTTTCTGCTCGGAAGAACTCGGCGTGATTGATATCAAGTGGTGCTGGGCTTGTTGCGCGTTGTGCCCAACGCCCGTTATCGACAGGTTTCCAATCACGGCCTGGGTAGACGCGATCGGCATAGTCCTGTTTTGTTCCATGCCAGTTCTTGGCAAGCTCGTCAACGTTGGCGTTTTCCGCTTTGTTGTAGGCTTCTTTGGCATCGAGATATCTCCTAACATGTTCGGCACATGCATCGATAATGATCAGTGCCTTCTTTGGATCAGCCCCTGCTTGAGTCACATGGAATGTCAGTGCAGCAAGTGCATCGTATAGCTCAGCCTGATCAGCCGTATCGAAGAATGTACCATCGTCGGCTAGAAAACCTTTAGCTGGTCTCATTTGACTTTACCTCCGGTGGCCGTAAATGCTGCGCGACTTCGTATTTAACATCGAGAAGCATCTGCTTCATAGTCCACAGGAACTGTTCCTCTGAGCAATCTACATCAATTGCCATTGAAATGCTCAGCACTTCATTTCCTGCACACGAACAACGATAACGCATTGTAACAATGAGCGGGTTCTCACCAATGACATTAGATGCGTGTCGTTCTCTAATTCTATGTGTCATTCGTTACCTCCGGGTGTGCCTCGAATATCCGGTCGGGCGACGGTGCTGTTTGACTCAAATAACTATCCTCGTGCTTGGCAAAGTTGTTATTGCCATCATTTGCCATGAACGTATCGTGTGGACACATGACGCTGCGGAACACGTCTTCGAAGTACTTATTGCAAGCTTGGCAGCGAATGATCATGCTGTGCCATCCCAAGGAAACATTAGCTGCTTCATTTTGTCTTGTAATGCATCGAGCACAGACCCTGAGAAGGAATTACGATCCGCACCATTTAATACCTGCGCCATTTCACGCGCGACAAGCCGCTGTCTCGCAAATGTTACCTTGGCCATTGGTGAGAATGACTTCTTAATCATAAGATCGAGGGGTATTTCGTGTATCATTCGATTATATTCGTATGCCCATGACTCAGCTTTGTCATAATCCTCTTTATTAGCGAGTATTTTGCGAACAGCGGCCCACCGTGACATGACAGGGCCTTGTACCTGAGACGGTGCCTGATTGAATCCTTGTCCTGGCTTACAGTCTTGTGCTTGCCCCACGTTACCGTAGGACTCTCCATGGGGCAATGCTGCTTTAGCAATACCAGCAACATTACCTAATGCAGCAGCAACACCAGCGGCTGCGACTGGTAACTGTCGTCGTGTGAATGGCATCTTAAGCATGGCCCGTTACCTCCGCCTGACCTTCAAAGCGCTTGATTTGTTCCTTCATCAGAATCACAATGTCCTTGCGATCCGCTCCGTTCGATATGTAATTGCAACGACCTTCGTGTGAGTCAAACGGAAACACAAGCAGTACGAAGCCAGTCTTTCGCGGCTCTCCAGCACGATCTTCCTTCGTGCCATTGAACATATCGTCGATGCCTGCGGCTATAGCTTCCATAAATGACTTGTATTTAGGCTCGATCGGGCCATCACCAAGCTGCTCTATTCGTCGTTTTGACTCACCCATGACTACCTCCTAATTCGATTTCGGTTTATCGAGTACGCTTTCCGTAGACACATCCACGCCTTCCGTACGACTACCACGAGCAATCTGCTGGAGCTTCCTCTCCATTGCTTCATTTAGATCAACGAAATTTGCAACAGTCTGCGACAAAGCAACAATCAGCGACGCGCAGTCCGATAGCTGTTTAGCCTGTTCCCTAACTTGTTCGTATATGAGCGTCAAGAAGTACGCTTGGTTCTTAGGGATATCAAGATGTCGCAACTCTTTCTGAAACTGGTTAAATTCCATTGAACTTCTCCGTTTGACTCAAACTATAAAGCGGATGAATTCCATCATGGCGTCATGTCGCGTCGTGAAAAATTTCATCCACCTGCTGTTATCTTCCTTGTCCCAACACTCGACTTCGTAACCACGCTCCACAGTCGTGACTGTAATCATGTCACCACCACCCAATGTACAAGAAGCAATGTGATCATTATTCTTCGTCGCCGTTGCCATCAGTTCGTACTCCCTAGCTGTAACCGTTAGTCCAATCCAGACTGTATTTTCGTCTGGCTGACGATCAAAACACAATGGGACGCCGTTTATACTAATCGTCGTCGCCATCAGGTAACTCTACATACTGGTCTTGCGCGCTCTGTAGTTCATGCGACAACTGTTCAAGTGTGGCCAAGCGTTTTTCCACAGCTTCATCCAGCTTGTCGTACCTAGCTAAGTCCTTGGCCAGCATCGTGTATTCACGATTGATCCGGTCCATAAACTTAGCCGTTGCGTGCATTACTTTGGCATTCTTGCCAGCATAAAATACCGCAACGGCCTGCATTCGTCTCGCTCGAACGACCGACAGATGTTGCTCGATCTCGTCACGAGTCTTGTCGCTGAACTTCGGCTGGAGTATGAGTGGCATTAATACCTCCGCCAACGATCATACCGATAGCCATATGGAGGCCAATAATTATTACCACGCCAATCCCTGTAATTAGGATAGTTGCCGTCACGCCATTGGCTCTGCGGCTGCATATCGTAAGGACGAAAGCTTGGCCTAAAGCTGCGCATGTCGTACCCAGGACCATAGGCACCACGCGGTCCATAAGGACCATATGGACCATCCATTGGATACGGTTGCGACTGTACTGTACCCAGAAACATAACAATGAGTACTAGTGCAAGTAGCACCATAACCAGTAACATTAATTGCCCATGTCTTGACATGTTGTATCTCCTTTATTGAGTCGGCCGGATCAGCGGAGTGCGACCACTGATCCGGCCTAGGTTGCCGCGTGAGGTAGGGGGGCGAATCCCTTTACGTCCCTCTACGCGGCAACTGTCTCGTTAGGCCGCATGTGCCTCTTCATGAAGCCCAAGCTTCGAAGCCATCTGTCTCAGTGCAGTATTACGATCGGTCGGTCGCTGGTATGACTGCCAACGCGCAGTCTCTAGCGGCGCGGCGTGCCCATCGCGCTTGTACAACGCATCACAATGACTATGAGTGAACGTGCCGGCTTGATATCGTTGCAACTCCCACTCACCGTTTGCAACATAGACAATGCGCCAGATCGTATTTCCACGGGCAGGAATGATTTTGCCTGTTTGTGAGTCACAAGTAACCGCCTTAAGTTGACCCTTGCTGCGATATCGCCTACGCATTTGATTTCTCCACGATCTTGATGGTTACAGTTGACTTGGTAGGAACTTTGGCCTTGTCGATCAACTCTTTCGAAATGATCTCCGGTATCTTGTATTTCTCTTTGAGCACACGTGCCAGTTCTCCCACAGCAAATCGTTTAACTGGCGCAGAGACACTCGCGGTGATCACAAAGTGTGGAGATTGCAACAGCATATGATCGCCTTGAGTCAAATCTTCAATATCCAAATCCTGGACTTTCTCCAACGCCTTCCATGTTTTCTCTGACATGGCCTTAGCGTACTTAGCAATTTCATCCCACAGAAACTGCTCTCCTATGAGATTGCCTACATTGTGTTTCGCATCAGGATTGTCCCTTAACAAATCCTCAATAATGTCATTGATCGCCCACACAATCTTCCCGTGAAATGTACTGACGGGAGCGTTTAGTGCCTTTTCTATATTAGTTGGCGGCTTGACACGTGGATCATTTCGATCAGTTGGTCGTTTGCTAGCCATTATTGCACCCGTGCTGTGCGATTATCAAATTCTTCATACGATCCAAAATCAGCATCGGATCGTAGATTTACCAGGAACCCATTGCGAAGTTCCTGCATAGCCAACTCTACGGCATCAGCTTCATCACGCACAAAGCGCGCCACCCAATCCTGCGAATTTACGCCGCCCCATATATCAACGATGATCTTTTCCATGTTGCACTCCTTTTGTCTTGTTTGAGTCAAACGTGGGACCGGCCGTTCCACTTGCGCGGTTCCCACGCCTTGACAGCAGGGTTGTAGTAAGGGTCCTCGGTTTGCGTTGTTCCGCAACGCCACGGTCGAATGTCACGGGGCCAGGAGTTATTCGGTTAAGGCCGATCCCTGAAACCCCTCCCACGTAAGGCGAAGGCCTGCGCCAGTCGTGGTGTGTTCTAGTCATCTTATATTCACCTTATGCCGCAACTGCTGCGGATATCGCTTTGCTGCAAGCTTCGCAGCAATGTCATGCAAGTTTTCCCAATCAGCCTTCCGCATGTCAATGTAATGCGAAACTCTGATTTCATGCGTTTGTGAATCAATGACACTCACATGGATCGTGTCCCCGTACATAAATGAATTGAATTGATGGCGTCTATCAGGCAGCCACCATCGCTTGTGATTTGGTGTATTGATTAGGAAATCCATAACAATCACCACAACATCGTGCGGTGCAATTTTCGAATGTCGTAATATCCAGTTAAGTAAATTCTACCATCAAGACCGTAATGCTCCACATGGGTCTCGGCATTATTCGCAGCGACTTTGAATTTCTCCACAAGTCGCTCTGTAGCGCCTTCGTCCATCGTCGTAAATCCGCCAAGACGCAGCACAGCCTGAACAAGTCGCTGCAATGCTGTGTGACTCAAAGCCTTGTTCTTGTACCAATTTGTACGAAGTACCTCAGCTTGCATTGACGCGAGTTCGATGGCCACACCTTTGGTCTTGTGCTCGTATGCCAATCGTTGCGCACTCGTCAGTGGATTTAATGTTTTCGCCGTTGTCATATTTCGCACTCCCGTTTGAGACATTTCCAGCGCCATTGATTACGTTTGACTCACACCGCTAAACCTCACGCCATGCGTCCTCAACATTGATACTGAAAACCATTTCATGTTCCGCACTCCTGTTTGAGTCAAACGCCCGTAGTTAAACGAAAGCAATCGCCGCTTTGCCTCGCCTCTATTCATCTTGCCTCGCCTCTATTCATCACAACACCCGTGTATATGCACCTGCGGTGAAGCAAGATTGAAAGATATCACATGATATCGCATTTGTCAAGCGAAATATCATGGTATATCACCCCTGCGACGATATGTCGCAGCTATGCCTAAGCGTATGATCCATAACGGTGTTTTGTATCTGTGTCGATTGACCTTCATGCCCTGTATCTGCGTTGGTTGACCTAATTGTTGGTTGACATCCACTCCTGGTTTACCTAATTGCCAATACGATTTACTGATTTGTGCCTCTGTTTGACTCGAACAACATACCAGAACCAACACGATTTGACTCACACGGTTGATCTTCATGCCGCACTCCACTCATATATATATATATCTCTGTGCCACAATCTAATCACAATTGTGGCGCCGTATTACTACGGCGCCACGTTTTGTCACGTTTCGATGCGATCTATTCCCCACGCACCATCTAGGTCCGTGACCTTGAACCGCTTTTCATCCACGGCCCAATTAAAAGCCTCGACATACATCTCTGCGTTTTCGCGGTGCTCAAACGTCCCGCCTTTGTCAAACATTTCCGCGAATTCAAGTAGTACCTTTTTTGCATTCAAGATTGACATTTGCTGTACTCCATTTGAGTCTAGGTTAGATTGTGGCGCCGTAGTGATACGGCGGACTATCCCTCCATACGCCCCCTTTTCGGCAGATACTCACTATGAACCGCCGAGAACGTGTCTTGCGGCGACTCTTCGATCTTTTCCACTGCTACAGCAACAGGCCAGCCATTGAGGTAACACACCTCCAGCCATTCGCTTGCAGCGTGTACCGCTTGATTTAGCTCCGGGAATCGTTGAGCCGATTCCTTCCAGTCACTTACACCTAACGCAATATCAACCGGCATGTTTGTATAAACAAACGTCCACATTTGATCGCACTCCTATTTTGAGTCACATGAAAACGACCCTGACATGGCCACATGTCAGGGTCGCTCTTTAGAACGGCGTTGGCTCTCGCTATTCGCTGTGCCTATCCGTTCTCAAGTACCACTTCGATAGCATTGCTCGCACTTTCCAATGCATCAATAGTCGTCTTATCCAACTTATCGGTAATCTTTTCAATCGCCTTGACGAGCAAGCCGCAGATCGCCGCACAAGCTTGTGCAGGTGTTTGGTTACGTATGGCCTTGTTAGCCTCAGCAACGGCAGGCCGTACCGTTCCAGTCTGCCGCGAACGATGTTGACCACCGTCGCCACCCGACACATTGGCACCTAGGGACGTAGCGCCCATAACAGCCAATTCCGTAAATGAAGGCTTCGCGGCGAGTTCTACTTTGTTATCGCCTTCACCCACTTTCTGCTTTTCGTTCAGCAGCACATTGTCGGCGCCGAAGTGTTTCTTAACCTCGGGGCCGGATATCATCAGAGTGCCCGATTTGTCACGCTTGGCAGTGATGCCCTTTTCGATGATACCAAGTGCTGCTTGGATTACCTTGTTCATTTGCGTCGTAAAGTTGCTCCGGAATGTCGTTTTCTTTTGGAAGTCCGGGCAATTCTTTTCATTCTCACCCGGCATTGGGAAGCTCTCAGCGACGGCCGGCGCGTTAACGATCACGTCAACAATCGTCCCATTCCGATCAGGCTCACTCTGCTTGACTACACGAAAGCCAAGCGCCACACCTAGCAAGGCGTTAAGTTTTTCCTTCGCCTTTTTGTCCGATCCCACAATATCGGCCAAATCGATACGGCTGTCATTCTCGGCAGCCTTGACGACTGCGAGCGTTAAGTCGGTTAGGCGGTCATAACGCTTTTGACCTTTGAGATTGTTAATCTCGCTAGTCAAAACGTCAATGCGCTTGTCGTCATTGAACCACTCGTTAATGATCTTCGGGCCAACATCAAGACTGACAGCACGCTTATTGAGCACGTACAGTCCCGTTCCGATAGTCGGCTCGGCTGGGCCACCACGCGGCGTTGGCTTCGATCCACGCGCCGGCTTAGTCTTGGTTGCAGCACGCTCTTGCAAAGCCGCTTTTGCTTTGTTCGTATTAACCATGGTTTGCATTCCTTCTGTTACGTTTGAGTCACAATGTAACCGTACAGTCACACTGTTGCATATTTACAACACTATATCAAGTGTGGCATAGTGTCGCACCTGCTACACGATAACAGGCCAATGCGCTGCATTGCAACAGCGCATCAGTCTGTTAACCTTTATTGATTATCCACATTCCAGGCGCATAGAATACAGCATGATAGTCATCGCTGTCAGTTAAGTAATTCAAATATAACTCATATTGTAGCGCTTTCTCCTTTGTTGGAAAGTAAGTGCTAACATCCGGTTCGTATTGCAAAGCGTAAGTTTTTGCCTCTGCTTCGGTCATCCTCGCCATATCAACCTCCGATCCCTACCATCACGATAGGCCATTGCGGCGCAGATTTCTCTACGCCGCAACAGTCTATCAAGCGCTAGTCACCTGCTTGATTTAGTCCTTACGTTTAGTCGACTTAGCGCTTTTTGCCGCGGGCTTCCATAACGACGCGACCGTTGTCATCATCAATCGCCGGATCGATTTCCGTTTTCGGTCCGACAACGGGATGGCTCTCCATGTACTGTTTGATCGCTTCGTCATTGGTTGTCCTTGCCGCCTTTGCCCCGCACCCACCCTGCTCGACCGGCAAGCGCATGAACGCCGTATAAGACGCTCTACCAGTCTCACCAGACGTTGCCTTGTGTTGACGCCACTTGTAACCGCATTGCGCCTGCCAGCTCGGCGCCTTGGCTTCGTCTGCCGCATACGTTGCGGTATTGACGAATACCAATGCCGACACTGTCGAGAACGCAATGGCCGTGATAACGATCTTAGCCGAGAACATGTTTTGCACTCCTAATGGGCTTGATTGCCCCATGAGCCGACCTTTGCAGATCGGCTCAAAGTGCATTCAATCATTCTCATAGAACGACAAAAGCAATTCTTCGGCCCCGTACACCTGCTTTTTCCCGCACTCGTCACATTCGTATTTGCGCGCGTCCGGTTCGCATTCGTTGTGATCAGCTCCGCACGCGACGCAAAATCCCGGATTGTCGAGCGTGGTCATTCTTCGCAAGCACGCCTCGCCGATACGGTGTCCAGTCACACTCTTGTGCATCTTCATTGTAACCACCTATTTGCGCTTGATTGCGCGCCATGCTCACCATTCGACTTGCTACCTTGTCGCTCTAGCGCTCTCTTGCCTAGAATTGGACCACATAGAGCGAGGCGACTGGTTAGCTTGCGACACAATGAGCATGGCGCGCAACCATGGTTAGTCGCCTTTCCCGTTCATACGTTAGGGGCGTTTCGTACCTGTCGCATGGCTTGTTTCAGACCCTGCGAAGGCTTGGCCGTGACTGCGCGTGCGATACGTCGCCTTTGGCTTGACGTACAGAGCGCAGGCTCTACCGGTGCGGACCCTAGTCCGTTGCCCTGGGGGCGTTTCGTCTATCCAATCAACCTCCTATCAACTTCTAACTATCCACATTATGATATACCGTTGTGGCGGAATTAAGGCATTTCGATCACGAATTGTTACAATGTGAGTCACACACCGATCAGCAATAGTCCTACGGCTCGGCGGAATAGTCCTACGGACGGACCGGACGGACGGCTCGCGACGGCTTTTACCTTATCGCAAGCGCAAGGCGCGCAATAGTCCTATGGGAGGACACGATCGGCGGGCAATAGTCCTATCCTCTTTACCGGGGCGATAGGTAATTCCCTGCGCCGTAGGCACGGATTACCTATCGCATTGCCTATTTCATTCCTATTTCCTATCCTATTCCTATTCATGTGACTCAAAGCATATCATATGTGATCCTATTCCTACGTCTATGGAGTGTAATGTCGCACTAAATCGTGCACGTCATTGCCAAAATCACCTTCAAACCGTTTTCAAACCGCAATCAAACCACATTTGAGTCAAACACCATAGGACTATTCCCCCACACAATAGTCCTATTTCGTTCCTATCTGTGCCTATGGCGCGTAGGAATAGGCCTATGGTCCTACCTCCATGCCCCCCCTTTTCAAAAGAGTCCTATGTATAGTCCTACGCCTAAAGGGGGGCGAGCGAAGTGAGGTACAGCGTCATCGTAAACGTTGTGGGAGAAACTGTGGGAGAAACTGTGGGAGAAACTGTGGGAGAATGTGAGTCAAAATGAATGTGCAAAGTATGAGAATCGAGGCCAAAATGCGTACAAAACGCATACAAAAACTAGTCAAAACCATAGTCAAAAAACGACGGTCATATGGTATATCCGTGCCTAGCGGCGATAGGATATACCATATGACAGACCCGGAGAGATAGAATGGGACCTATGCAGTGGCTAGGCAATGGCTAGGCACTGGCGAGTGCGAGATCATGGTGTGAGTTGTATAGGTAATGAATTCATATAGCAACAACGATAAAAGAATATAGCATCAGCTTTTGTTTTGAATCTGTATTGTTTGAGGGAAACACGATTACGATCGCAATCCATAATAATATATTGTACGAACCATTTGTTATTCTTCTTTATTATAACTACCCAATTTCTAGGCGCACCTTCTTTGTAATGATATGCGTACCATGCATCTTTCAGAAATGGGTTGTCTTTTTCTATAGATGCACGTGCCTGAATATCAGCGAATGATCCATGACCTTTGGCGATGTAGTCTGATGATGAGGGGTTGTGTTTGAATAATCGATTATGTTTGTTAGACCATTTATAGCGTGGCATGGATTTGACTCACATGAATGATATACATGAACGCGGAGCCCAATTCCTGATCTGCTTAAGGGAGATGCACAGTAGGAAGACAGTAGCACACTTTTTCATACTTGTCAATAGGGGTGCGTCGATATGTCGCAGTCATCAGCATAATGATGGCGCGTGAGCGGCATCATATGCGGTTCATGGATATCATTTGATGAGGTATGCGATATCACTGCGACACTATGACGCACCGATATATCATTAAAATTGGTTATTTTGGGTTATTTTGAGTCAAATGTGGGTGTATCACGATATCATTTGTGATATATTATGTATATTATTAGTTGACTTTTGGTCTCGCGTATGCAATAATGTGTATGCTGAATGGATGATATGCGACATTTTTGTATCCCAACACCTGGAATGTTGCGCCTATTCAGAGGGCCAGGGTCGTTTGTCGGCGGGCTAAGACCCTGGCCCATTTGACTCAAAGTGGGTGTAGATTGATGGCATGACAATGGAAAACAACGATATGGACAGGATTCACAAGGACAATTCTGCCAGGATTTTGGCTGCGATGATAGCAAATAACGTTACGGCAGCGAAAGTCCCATTGCCAGTTGGTCGAACAGAGCCTGCGATCAACACAAAATTTATGCAAGGTACAGCAAATGGTGTTGTGCCTGACTTCATTTTAACGCAGCGTATCTAGGATGCATGGTCGACCAAAGCGGCAGTGGAGAAAGTTCATGCCATTTCCTGGTGAGTTGAAAGACGAGGCTGATAGGCGCGAACAATTGTTGCTTCAACAACAACGCGATGCTGCGGCTGCGGCTGGTACGCCACTGACTCAGCAGCAGATTGCTACAGACGAAAATGCTGATCTGGCTGCTGAAGCCGCTCAGTTGCTGATCGAAGCTCAGACCGGTCAACCGGTTTGAGTCAAACTCATGACTCTGATACTGGAGAAGTTCAATGTCTGGAAGCAGCATAGCGACCGCAAACGTAAAGGGCGGACTGTTTGGAGACAGCGCTGGCCTACTGACGCTACCAAGTATAAGCGGCAAGAGTTTCAATCGGACTTTCGCTGCGAAACTGCTGAATACGAAATCGATGCTGGCCCTACGTCGGACCCTGTTTATACTGGACGGCGCAGTGGCAGGCTCTAATGCCACGGTTACATTTCCGCAGGTGGAAGCGAATGTGGAACTTGGTGGCAAACGTAACATCACGACGCAGACGCTGATCAATCGCAATACGACTGCGGCGGATATCACGGAAACGAAAGCTGACCTTCTTACGCTGACGACACGGACAAGTTTTGGTGCGTCGCCAGTTGCGAATAAGGATGGCAGTCCGCTTGGTGAGAAGCGGTAATTTGACTCAAAGTATGGAACCACGTAATGATTAAGAAGAAATTGGCAAAGTCGAAGAACAGCTCCCGGCAGTCTTTGGGTGAGCCAATTTTGCTCCGGACAGGTTCTCACCAATCTCCTGTCCGGAGCATTGCTGGTCCGAAGCTGGCGAAGGATGGTGATCCGCTTGTAATGATTGATGGTCGTGTCATTCAACCAGAGGAAATGTTTCCTCAAACGAAGCCGCCGGAACCTGATCGTAAAGTGTATCGTCCGTTGCGAAAGCGTGCGATTAGAGAATTGCCAGCAGCACCGAATGTTATGAAGGGCGTTGCTGTAGTTTTCGGTTTTACTGTATTGGGATTGACGGATCGAGACATTGCTGAAATTCTCGGTGTGACTGTAACGCAAGTTCGTGAAATTCGGGCACATGCTGCATATAATGAAACATTCAACATTATATCCAGTGAGTTCGTGAGTGCGAAATCGAAGCGATTGGATAGTCGGATTGCAGCGATGGCAGACAATGCTCTAGATACTGTCGGTGAAATTATGACTACAGGTAAAGAGAACAACCGCTTGCGAGCGAGTATCGATGTTTTGGATCGTGCTGGTGCTGGTCAGAAGGAAACACGTCAGAACAACATGCAGCAAAATGAGCTTCGCATTACCATTACGAAAGGTGATAGTGCGAATGTTGAGGTCAATGGCTTAGTCATTGATCAGTAGTGTGAGTCAAATGGGAGATTGATATGGTTGACGAGACTGAGCGACAGGTTCCGAGGCGGAGTTCTTCAGTGGTTAGTAACAATACGGAGCGTGCTATGACAAGAGCCAGGGCTGAGGCTGAGCGTGATACTGCGAAGGCACAGGCTGCTGAACAACAGAAGGCTGAAGAAGTTCGGAAGCCGCGTGTGATTTTGACTGATGGTGCGATCGTGCGCAGAGAGTGGTTGCACGATAGTGTCGTTAAGGACAATGACAATCTCGATGGTCATCAGATGTGTTCGATTGGCGATAAGGTCATGATGACCGATGAAGAGTTCGATGCGCACAGGGCAGCCGGCGTGTGTATGGTGAATGAGGACGAGCGTGACGCGGCTTAGGCTGCGTCATGTCTTTACCAGTAGAGCGTTTCAGATGTATCTGGAATGCAATAATGCGCTGGTTTGGTGTAACGTGAGGAAACGTCAATGGCTATTGTCGCAAACAAAGCTGGTACGGATGCAATGGTAACGGCAAAAGACACGTCGTACATTACACCAAGTCGAACGGCTGCAACGGCTGTAGCAGTTCAAGCGCTAACGCCAGCATTTACTGGTGAGGTAGTTGTCGCTTTAGACAGCGGATTGACGTTTCAAGCGTTTGGTCCTGCGGTCAATCAGTGGCAACAGTTATCGATGCGCTCGTAGGAGGAAAGGATGCGTAGCATGGGATCGATTATATATTGGCTTTGCATGTTTCTCATGTTTGTATTTGGCGGGTGGACGTACAGGTTAACATGGCAGACAAATGGTGGGCCACTCGGTGTGGGCTTTCTGTTGTTTATCATGCTGATCCTGATCGGCATTCGTTTGTTTCCAGTATCGTTGAACTGATCTGTGTGAGTCAAAACGATGCCCGAATATAAGTTAATCGAAAATTCTGTTCAGTACGGCTTTCATATGAGCCGTGCAAAGATTCAGATATTCGGTGGGGCATTTGCGAATGGCAAGACGACCGCATTGGCCGTCAAAGGACTTAAACTAGCCAAAGACTATCCAGGATCGAATGGACTTCTAGCACGTGAAACTTATCCGAAACTTAATGACACGTTGCGGAAGGTGTTTCTCAAATGGTGTCCCTCGAATTGGATTGCCAAGAAGCCCACACAAGATGACAATACGGTGTATTTGAAAAACGGTTCCGTGGTGAATTTCAGATACATATCACAACGTGGGAGATCACGTGATGATGGGAGTTCAACTTCGAATCTCTTGTCAGCTACGTACGACTGGATTGGTGTTGATCAAGTCGAGGACCCTGGGATTGTTTACAAAGATTTTCTCGATCTGCTTGGTCGATTACGCGGTGACGCCTCTTATCAACCAGATCAAGAAGATGACTCAATGCCGGCATCGGGTCCACGTTGGCTTATGCTTACTGCAAATCCAAGTCACAATTGGTTTTACAAGGAACTCGTGCAGCCTTATTTATTGTGGCTGAAAACTGGTCAAAAGACGGAGAAACTCCTTGTCGACGCGGCAACGAAGCTTCCGATTGTGGAACTTTGGGAGAGTGATACTTACGCCAATAGGCCAAATTTATCCGAAGACTACATTGCCACACTTGAGACAACGTATCGTGGGCAGATGCGTGACCGTTATCTTTTGGGAAAATGGGTTGCATTCGAAGGCTTGGTCCATCCTGATTACGATCCGTCGACGCATACCATCACCAGGGAAGAGGCCGAGAGTCACCTTGCGACATGCTTACTTTCACATGTCCAGGTTCAGACAATTGAGTGTTACGATTTCGGTATAACGTCGCCGAGTTGTTATTTATTAATGTTTGTTGACGATCGTGGGCGCGTTATTGTAATTGATGGGTATTACAAATCGAACTTTTCATATGATGAACAGCCGCAAGCTATTCGTGATATTCGTGCGAAGTATGCTGGACTGTTGAGTTTTACAGGACGTATCAGGGCCGATCCAGCGATATTCAGGAAAGTAGTTGTGGCTGGAATGAAAGAGACTGGCTCAACTATTGCAAAGCTTTATGAGGAACATTATATTTATATGAAGCCTGCAACGAATGATATTATTGCAGGTATAACAAAGGTTAATGCGTATCTTGCCGGAAAGAGCGGTGTCTCGCATATTGTGACTGGTGAGGATATTGGTCCATTGATTTACTTTGTCGATGATTTGGATTTCATTGGCGACGAAATGTCAGCGTATTACTGGAAACAGAATACGCTAGGTCAACGTATTGACGAGCCGATGGATGGCAATGACCATGCCATGAATACGTTGAAATATGGTTTGTCTGACTTGCCCGATGCAAGTAGAATTGTCGTGCCAGAGAAAGCACTGCCGCCGAAGTGGATGTTCTGGCATGAAGCTGAAACCACTGACGCGGCATAGTTTGACTCAAATAGGAGGTTGTTATGGTATCGAATATGCCACAAAGTGTAGCTGAGGCTCGTGCTGTACCGGCACAGACAGCAGTGACTAGGAGCGCCATGTTGGCAATTCCTGGTGGTCCAAATATCTTGCTCGATCTTGAGAAGGGTCTTGAGAGTGTGTTAGGCATTCTGCCGACGCTTGCAATGTTCGTTCCGCAATTGAATATCATCATTCCATTCATTCCGCTGATCAAGGCGGCAATCGCTACGGCGGAAGATGTTCAGGCTCATGCTGGTGATGGGACTGACATCATTCAGGTTATTACTGAACACATGCACTCTCTCGCGGACGAATTGGAGGCCGTATTCAAAAAGAAATGAGGTGACCTTTGCCACTCGAAATCAACATTCATCACCATTTCCCAAGTGATATGATCCCCGCTTGGGCAAAGAAACTGCAAGTTAGTGTGGATCAAGTAAATGGAAAGTTGGATACTGTCATGACAACGCAAGCTCAGGTTATGGAAAAAGTCGTTGCGCTTACTGCTAACGTTGCTGCTGATGACGACATGATCAGCGGCTTCGAGACGTTTCTGGCAAATCTCGCCAAGCAGATGGCCGACCTTAAGGCGCAGATTGCAAACGCTGACGTTCCGCAGGGAATCGCTGATGGGATTGATGCGATTGGACAGGCTGTCACAACGCATCGCGATCGTATTGTTGCGGATATCAAGGCCAATACGCCGGCGGTCTAACTGTTTGACTCAAACGTAGGTGAATTGCAATGCCTGACCCCGACATCGGTTCTGACGACATTTTTAACATCGACACAATGGATGTCGGGGACACTCCTGCGCCTAAGAGCAAGGGACAGCAGCCATTATTCCAGGTATTTAAGCAGAGCCGGATTGCAGTTAGTTCATCTGTCGGTAAAATGTGGGAACGTAAAGTCAAGGCTGCGATCAAGGCTCATGAATTGACTTTGCGTAGTTGGGACGAAGTTCTCAAGTATTATAACAATCGGCAAGATAAAGCCATTGACACAACACGTGGTATTTTTAAACGTGGCGATGGCACAGAGAATGTCATTTTCTCTAATTTGAATATCATGTTACCTGCGGTTTATAGCAAAGACCCTGACATTACATGCAGTACAATTGATGACAGCGAGGCGCCATTTTGCAAAGCGCTTGAGAAGTTATTGAATACTCTTATTCGAGGCAAGCAGGCTCTCAATGCAAAGCCAAAGGTGAAAAAAGCAGCTGGTATGGGACTACTAACAAATTTCGGTGTGCTGAAAATTGATTATACTAAGAAGGATGATTCGCGTGAATTGGCTGTTAATGAAATGGTCAAGATTACACAAGCATTGGCCAAAGCTAAGAATATTGAACACGTTGAGCGACTTTATGGTGAACTTGAAGCACTTGAACGGCAGATGGAAGTATTGAAGCCGAGTGGCCCATCGCTTGGGAATGTGCTTTCACATAACTTGATAGTCGATCCATATGCTGAACAACAGGATGGCTTGGATTCAAATTGGATGTGTGAGCGTGTTTGGTTTCCGACCAATATGCTTACTGCTAGGTTTACGGAACCTGATCCTGACTCTGGAGATCAAGATGTTGACGGCACGGGCGCTGGCTCGCGCGTTCTTATTTACAAGCCGACCCACAAAGCTATGTTCGATACGGCTGACGGTAGACGTGACGACGGACTCGGTTTTGTACAGCAGGCTTTTGAGTCAGGAAACGAAAACTCCAAGCATACGGATGATGAGCGCACCGCTTATCTCAATATGTATTCCACTGAATGTTATTTATTGTGGGACAAAGCTACAAAGCGAGTCATGCTTTTTCATCGCGATGATTGGACGTGGCCATTGTGGGTGTGGGATGACCCTCTTAACATCAGCCGGTTCTTTCCGTATTACATAGTAGGGTACACATTCAGTACGGGTGGTACGGTTACGGTTGGCGAGACTTCATATTATTTGGATCAACAGGATCAAATAAATGATATCAATCGCAAATTGAAAACAATGCGCACGTCCGTATTTGACTATTTCTTATACAATTCAGACAAGGCTGATAGTGATCAGATTGAGAAGCTGATCAATGCTATGCGTGGTGAGAATACTGGAGGCAATACGAAGCATGTCCTCGGCATTAAAGCAGGAGAAGGCAAGATTAGCGATATCCTGGAATCCATATACCCGAACATGGAGAAATTCAAGGAACTCTTTGATAAGCAGGGGTTATTGGACGCAATTAATCGTATCACGAATACCTCTGATGCTTTGCGTGGAGTGCAATTCAAAACCAATACGAACGAAGATGCGGTCAACACGTATCAAGAATCGATGAAGTTGTCAGTTGGCGCGAAAGTTGATGTCCTCGAAGATGTCGTTGCTGACATTGCAATTTCGCTTGCCGAGTTGTGTATTCAGAATTTGACTCAAAATGATGTCATAGCATTGATTGGACAGACACTTGGGCAGAATTACAAGCAAATGTCTGTTCCTGAATTTACTGGCAATTATAATCTAGAGATAGTTGCTGGTAGCATGGAGAAACCGAACAGTGTATTCAAAAAGAGAGAAGCTGTGCAAATTGCACAGGCTGTGGGACAGTTCGCTCAGGCTGCTCCTGGAGCAACTTTGCAAATCATGTTACGGGTACTCGAACAAGCATTTACAGAGGTTGTCATTAAACCTGAAGACTGGCAAGCAATTAACACTGAGATACAGGCGAAGGCAGGCCAGGGAGTTGGCGCGCCGACAGGAACAGCAGCAGGAGCGCAACCAAGCCCGACTCCTGGAGCGACTCAAGGCGCTGAGGCTCAGCAGGGACCAGTTACACCAACACAAGCAAGTGGTCCAGGACAGCCTCCAGGACAGAACATTTCGCAATTGCTAGCTAGTATTCCACCGGATATAAAAAGTCATGTGGTCCAGATGAAGCAGTCTGGTGCTGATCCACATGCAATCATGTCCTATTTGTTGCAGCACGTAGCTAGTTTGCACGCCGGAGGACAAGGTGCGCCACCAGCGGGTAATGGTCAACAGGCACCACAGGCACAAGGAACAGTACAATGAGTTTCAATCAGAACCTGAACGGCAATGGTGCTGGCTCAGAGAATCCTATGGATATGGTGCTTGACAATCTTGGCATGGACGACGAACTTGCTAACGATTTGAATGGTATCGGTGATGAAGGCAATGATAATGAAGACCCTGATTTGGGCGACGGTAATGAGTCGTTTGAGTCAAATGAGCAATTTCGACGTGAACCTGAGCCTGAAATACGTCGCCAGCAGCAGCAACGTCCACAACGAAATGATCAGTCGCGACAGCAGCCACAACCTCAGCCACAACAAAATCGGCCATTGCCGCGTAATGCCGAAGTGCGCGCAGATCAACGTGGGAATTTGATTGGTCCGGATGGGCAGATTGTTGCAAGAGCAGGTTTTGAGGCTCGCACGTATCAGAATATGGCACGTGCGCAACAGGAAACTGTAGCGGCACGAGCACAGGTCACTGATGTATCGCAAAGACTTGCCAGAGCGATTGAAATCGGTCAGCAGTTTCATGAACAAATGACCATAATGCAAACGCAATTGCGTGAACGCGGTGCACTTCCACAACGTCTTGGTATTACTCAGCAGGAAGAAATGCAAGCTTTGCAATTGGCAGCTGATATCAAACGCGATCCAGCGGCTGGCATCAGGAAAATTCTCACGATGGCTGCCGCCGCGGGCATTGATGTGACTAAAATTGGAATTGCTCCTGGTGGAGTGGATGCGAAGTCACTTGTCGATCTTGTTCGGCAGGAAATAACACAAGCGATGAACCCACTGAAAGAGCGTACAGCAGTGGAGCAGCGTCAGCAGCAAGTTACTGAGCAGCAGGCGCAACAGTATCGTAGTACTGAGACTGAGGTAAACAGTTTTTTCAATGAGAACCCAGGAGCCAGGGAACACATTCCGGTGTTTCATGCTGTGCTGAGCAATCCTCAGTTTGCGAATATGTCTCTTGGAGAGGTTTGGGCTAGAATACAATTGAACCAGACGCGTAATGCTATGCAACAGAATAGCAATGGGCGGCTGAGACAACAGAACCCGCAGCAGCGGCGTACTCTCCCGTCGGGTCGTGGACAGCCACCGTTTGACTCAAATGCAGGCGAAGTGGCATCACCGAACATGACGTATGATCAAATCCTTCGCGAGACGCTGGACACATTGGGTGTCTAACTCGCACGAATAGGAGATACGGACCAAATGGCTACTCTTGACACAGTTGTTAACGCAATGCTGACTCGGAGCCGTGCGAAGCTGATCATGGCTTCGGCGATATCCGGTACAGTTTCAGCTTACCTCCATGCGAAGAAACGTGTGGTGGTCGAAGATGGTGGGCCACAGATCAGCAATCCGTTGATTACGGGCCTCAATCCAAATGTCGTGTCGATGCAGTACTATGACACGATGCCCGTCAACCAGACCAACGAATTTGTGACCGTGAATCACTTTATGTCACGTGTCGTTGGTTCGTTGATTATCTCGGATCAGGAAGAAGATGAAAACAGAGGTCGTGCAGCAATCTTCAAGATCATTAAGGGCAAGATCATGGCCCTGGATGAGTCTATCTCTCGTCAGTTTGCCACCTATCATACTAGTGTGGGCGCTGGAACCGATCCTAACGGTTTGGGGAACCTTATTCCTGTCGATCCTACCAGCGGTTCTGTTGGTGGCATTAGCATGGCGTCTGAGTCCCAATGGCGAACATCTGCCTACGACTTTGCCGGATCGTTGACGCCGGAAAACATTGAGGAAGCATTTGACGACATTACAGAGCTTGATCTTAATCGGTCAACGGATGGACAAAGCTCTCCGCAGCCTACGGTTATCTTTGCCGGCCGCAATATCTACCGGATGCACAAGGCGGCTGCGCGTGATAAGCAGCATATCGATCTTCAAGCAACTGGAACCGGGAAGAAGCTTGTCAATCTTGGCATTGTGGGGACTACCCATAATGGCATCCCGTTGCTATTCGACGAGAAACTGTCTGCCAACGTTGCGTATTTTGTCAATGACGGATACATGACGTTGCATGTTCTCAAGGGCGTGAACATGAAAATCAAGAAGCTGGTCGCTCCGTGGAATACGGATGCTATTGGTCGTCGTGTTGTGTGGGAAGGTCAGCTGTGTACGTGGCGGAACTATCGCACACATGCTTACTTGACCAACTAAGGGAGTTTGACTCAAATGTACACCGCGAACATGAATGGAGCACGACTTGCGTATGTCGTGAAGAAGTTGGAAGGTACTGTCAAGCGTGAGAAGGTGCGGATGCATCTTGTCAAGAAGGGTAGTGGCCGAACACGTGACCAATGGGAAATGCGCAAAGAGTTGATTGAGGAAGATGCTGGCTATATGGTGTTCTTTCCTCGTGGACATGCTATGCGTGTTCCGACAATGAAGCAGCTTGAGCATTACAATTTGGCGCGGGATGGGCAATTGCTCAAGCCGACTGTGATCAATATGAGCGAATGGGCCAATCCCAACAGTCCAATTGGCCGGCTCATGATGGCACAGGACAATGAAGGCCGTGCAGGCGCAATGGCGGATATGGAAACCCTCCTTATTCGTATGGCAACGCATCAGTCCGGACCACGGTTGATGCCTGAACAGTTTATCGGACAGGAGGCTGCATAACATGGTAGCGAGAGCCCCAAGTTTTCTGCAACAGGGCATAAGTGAATATGTCAAGGCGATGCAATATGCGTCTGATCTTATTCATGGACAGCCTACACTATTCGCATTGGGATCACCGGCAGCGAGCAGTGCGTCTTTGGTGCAAAGTGCAATTGCGGCGAACTCAGCAGCGAATACCGATGCTGTGCTTGCATCTGTGTTCACGGCTGATGCAAAGTATGGCCGTACACTGATCTATACACCATCAGCTAACCCTGGCAACTCAAATGTCGTTACAGTGTTTGGTCAGGATTGGCTCGGTCAGCCTATGACTGAATCGTTTACGGGAGCGTCTGGTTCGACTGCTGTCGTATACGGCAAGAAGGCGTTTTATCGTGTACTTAAATCGCGTAACGTCACACCAGCATCGAATGCTATCACGTATTCGATCGGTACTGGTACGATGCTTGGATTGCCATATAAGGGCGATCTTGCATATGCTATGGAGAACAATCTCCAGGTTCCAGTTTACAAGCGTGACTTCCAGTTGTCGACGACGTTCTCAGTCACTGATGCTGTATCCGGTGCTTCACTTCCGTTGATTGCACCGTGTCCAGGATTTGTCAAGAACGCCTTCGGATCAGGTACGACGACAGGTACAGCAGGTAACGATGTCACTACTGTATCGCTTGGTGGTGTTGCCATTATAGGCTTGTCGGCAGCCATTGTAAATAACACGGCTGCATTCCTATCTGCCAATCCGACGACACCAGGATACAATGCAAACAATCGATTTGCAGCCAATGCGCCGATAGTACTTGTTGCGGCCGCTTTAGCATCTGCCAAAGGCTTCCTGGCAGGTGTGACGATTACGCCAACGCAGTTTGTGTTGCCTGACTTGACCGATCCAGCGACTGTGATTACGGGTGATACGCGAGGCACTTACGATCCAATCACGCCGCCGAACGGCAATCCGATCGCTGTAGCGTTGATTGGAGACAATTCTGTGAACGCTGCTGGTAACGGTGGGTTGATGGGGCTGGCTCATTACTTCAATGCTGCTGGCACGTAAGGATGCAATACAATGGGCCGTTTGAGTCAAAAGCGGCCCATTGTTCGGCAGATGACTTATCAAATGGAGTGTAATGTGATAAATGAATCGCTGCAATATGTGCTTAGTGATGTAACGCAAATTATCACCGCGATAGGTGTCATAATCACAGCAGCATCATCAATCTACAATAGATTCCAAATTAAGAAAGTAGCTGATAAAGTAGAAGAAGTTCACGCAGCAACAAATGGGATTGTAACTAAGTTAATTACTGTAAAGAACGAACAAATAGCTTCTGCAAAGGCTGAGACAGTAGCTGTAAAATTGGAGGCGGGACATGTCAGCAACAATTCGACAAATCGTTGATGGTGCTCAAGGGATTGTTGGTGAAGTCTCTGGTGCAGGCGTGCAGATGTTTTCTGACGATCGAATGTTTGCTGATGCCATTCGAGCATTCAATATGCTATTCAAGAAATTCAATTGGCGCAATTATTGTAATTGGCTGCAATTGACTCTTGATGGCATAAATGGCGTTGTCACAACGAATGAGTTACAGTATGTGATCGATTTTGAAGACTTTATCAGTATACGCAAAGATGGTGCCTATAGTGATATAAGTGTACTGCCACGATCAGTCAATCCATTTTCGGGCAGTTTGACATCAGGAACGAGTCCCCAATATTGGGACAGCCTGAATGTAACGAACACAAACTATGCACTGAAGAAAATCTATATATTGCCAAAAACCGCCACTGGCAAAATCAATGTACACGCCAAATTCTATCCAAATCTTACCGGATGGGACTGGCAAGATACAATGCATATTGATCAGGACATGCTTGAATATGGCACTGCGTATATGACACTTGTGCAGGATGATTTGAATGCTGCTGGTGCCGACGCTGCTAAGGGCATGATGGAAATGCGTTACAAGGACATTCAGGATCAATTGGCTTCGCAAGAGATCAAATTTGGTGGTGGTAGAAGTGGCGTGCCATCTACTTGGCAGGAAGTGTGAGTCAAATGGGCCTATTTTCGAAACAGTTATTGAAGTCGACGCCTCGATCGCAATTACAAAACCTAACCTTGAAAGGGTTTGGTGGCGGACTTAATGCTGTTGATGACGACTTTACTATGGAGCCAAGGTATGCTGTAACATTGAAGAACTTTCGACGTACTCCATCAGGAGGTCAACAGGTTCGCTTTGGCAGCAATTGGTTTGCAGATATAGCAAGTGTTGCAACTGGTACTATTGTTGATATGGTATATTTTAATGCTCGTATTGTTGCTGTAACTAACACAGGGCAAATTGTAACGATAACGGATTTAGGTGTTGTGACTCTTGGTTGGAGTAATGCTATTGCTGCATTGCTTCCAGGTGCTCCGACTGGTTGGGGGAGTGCATTTGTTTCGGTCAACTTTGTTCTTTTTAAGGATACACTTATTATTCATAATGGTGTTGACAAACCCCTAGAAGTTCTAAATACTTTTGCGTTTCGTTACTTACAAGATAACGCAACAGGTAGCAATGTTAACGTTCCAATAGGTAAATATGGCACTGTAGCAAGTAATTATCATTGTGTTGCAGGTGTACCAGCAGCGACACCTACAACAATTTATATATCTGCTGTTGGTTCGTCTGGGACGTTTCCTGGCGATCCAGCACCCAATGATGCTATTAGTATTGATGTTGG